TTCATAATCTTCAAAGATTGCTTGTAGGTACTGGGTGAGATCTTCTTGAGCTGGCTCTTTGTCGAGATAAAGCTTCCTTAGCGCTGTTTCCGCTATATAAGGAGCCTTCCCCTCTTGTGCCAATGAGCTGAAAGGAGCCTGTTCGATCATCCATGCGTAGAACTTGCGTATTTCATGGGTCAACTTATCGTATCCCCATGACTCAATCATTGCTGCGCAGATTGCTTCAAGTCGGTGACATGGCTCTTTTGACCGATCCCACTCTAGGATCGATACTATTCGTTCTGGTTCCAACTTGGGAATCCAGATTCCTTCTCTTTTGTGGCCTTGGTGCGACATAAACCAAAGGTCACCTTTTTCTCTGGTTCTTGAATCAAAGGTGTATTTCAAGCCCAGTTCACGGAAGTTCTCCGCCATAGTATCAAGGACATACTCGTACTTTGGGTGTACGCTTAGCAGCAAGTCGTCTCCGTTGACGAAAAATCTTATAAGACTATCGCGCAACTCACTTGGAATCCCACTCTTCTTGAGTGAGTAGTTAACTGCCAGTATGACCATGAGTGTGTTATCCACAACTGTTGATGGTTGTCCGCTGTTGTTCCCTTTGAACTTCTTAACGAGTGTGCCATCTGGCGTTGAGATAGGAGTGTACACAATTTCAGTGTACAGATTTCTCAGCATTACTTCTCCTATATCCCACTCTTCCATAAATTCCAAGCGGATGTTGAGTACTGCGTTGATCAAGTACGGCGATAATGAACTATCAAACTGTGATCCATCGGCATCGCAATATACCCAACCATCTGGTAGTGACTCCAACAAGCGATCCCAACCACAGTAAAACTTTGTCATTCCAACACTCCAAGGAGCTCTGAGGTTGTGGTCATAGAACTGGTTGTTGAAGTCATCCACACAAACTTTCCCACCCAACAGTGTGTCTAGTGGTGCGGCTGTGAACGTCCGTGTTTTGTTCGCTTCCACCTTTTCAAGTGGTCGCAGTTCAGCCTTTAGTGAGCCATTCCAAACTCCCATCTTCCCCAAGAAGAGTCGTTCACAACTTTGCTTCAGTATTTCTTCCTTCATCTCAGGTGTGAACTCGGCAAAGTAATCTTTCTTCTTGCCTTTGTACAACGCTCCGACTGCGGATTTCATATTCAGGGCTTCGAATATGTCAGTCTCGTCAGTGACGTAATTACACGTCTCGAAACCATAACCTCGCAAGTCTGATA